TAAGTCATCGCGCTGCGCTCGTCTGTCGTCAGCTGCGGGAACAATGCCACCAACGCATTAAGGTCGCGCTCCGGGTGGACGTTAATAGCTAGTTCAGTATCGCCAACGCATGCCCACTGCCCGGTGTCGGGGTGCTGGATGGTAGCCAGTAGCATGGTCGTCATCCGCCCAGGTTCGTGGAGGTGCTTCGGTAGCTTCAGGTTGTACAGCTCGCGGCTGATGCCTTTGGCGCGTTGCTCGCTGGTGAGGTTGATGCGCGCGGTGACGGGAAGGAAAACCGTAGCCATTATGTAATGCTAAAGTAGGTGTTGATGTCTGACTCAATGCCGGTGCGGTCTGATGCGCTTGGCTTATTTGCCGACGCATAAATTATTACTTCTTGAGTTGACCACATCGCGAAAGTCGTATCAGGTGAAGTCCAATATCCTAACTGCTGGAAAGTGCCAGAAGCCGATTGGTCAAACTCCACAGTCATTAGGTGTTGTGACTGAAAATCAGTAAACAAATTGCCACGCGTCTTTGAGGTCAAGCTATATGTCGATCCGTTTTTGCGCATATCAACGTTTGTGAAACCACCTAAAATTGAGCTTGAACCGCTGCCGCTTTCAGCAGCCAAGAAAAACACTGAACTACTGTCGTTTGTGCCCCAAAACACGCCGGTTCTATCTAGTCTGTTAACGCTAAAAATTGTTTGATTGGTCACTGCTGTCGAAAGTGTTGTGGTCAATTTAACTGTACCAGTTTGAGCTTTTATGACGGGCTTACCGTTCTCAGTTATCACTGCAGTACCATTGTATATCTGCGGCTGATTGCCTGTCGTACTTTGCGTGGCGTTGTTCGCGTTGCCGCTTTGATCGTACCAGGTAACGACGTAACCGTTGGCGCTGCCGCAATGCGTGGCAATGGCAGACTGGTCCACGCCACCACTACCGTCGAAGCCGATGTCAGCTTCTGTGTCGCCGCTATCCTCGCGCACTCGCATACAGCTTCCCGTGTAGTCCTTGTCCAGCTTGCGCACTGAGTACGCCGCTGCCGCTCCGGTGTAGGTGTCGAGTAGCAAGTCACCAGATACCACCGTCACCGTGCGCACCATCTTCAAAGACAGCGGCAACGTGCCGCGCGTCTCCGCTGTAGCGTCGGTATCGTTGAGGCCGGCAAGTAGTGCGGCCTTCGCTGTGGCAAAGGTGGCGTTATCTGCTGGCTGTGTGGTGTACTCGGTCCAGTCGCCAGCCGTATCCGGGTCAGCGTCAAACTTAGTAGAGTAGAACAGCGTGCGGTTGATGGTGTCGGTAACGCCTACGTCGCTGGTCTCGCTCTCCGCTAGTCCGTCGCCGTCAGGTCGTGCGGTATAGTACAGCTCTACGTTGGCTGTGGCTCCGCTGCGTGCCGTCTCCGCTTCGGTGCTATAGCGGTTGTGGTAGTGCGTCTTGGTGGCGTACCTGGTATCGAACCGTGCGTCGGTGTAATACAGGTTTTGATTCTCCGGGATTAGCTCAGTGTCTAGAACAATGTTGCCGTTCTCGTCCGGTGTCTCGTCGTTGACAGAAAGAACGTAATCGCTTAAGTCCGGCGTGGTCGGCTGGTTGACAAACTCATAGCCAGTGCGCCCGCTGTTGACGGCAAGCACTTGGCCAGCGGTACCGATGCCCGCCGGTGTGTCGCTCAGTTGGTCAACTCTCGCCAGTGCAATCCTAGCGTCAGCGCGTGCGTCAGTAAAGTATAGGTTCACACTCTCGGTCACGTCCGACGTAGCGAGGTTAACGTCACCATCGCGATCAGGCGTAATGCTGTTGATGCTCCGCATAAAGTCGTACGGTGTGCCGTCGCTGTTGCTAAACGCTGCCGACAGTCGTGCCGCGCGCTCCGTTGCGTCAGATGCTAACGAGGTTCCAAACGTTGCAAGAAATACAATAAGGTCGGCAGAACCAACAACGCCGTCTTGGTCAAAGTCACCAACCAAACCGTTAGGAAAGTCGCTGCTCTCTACGCCGCTGTCATCAGCCAACTGCAAGGCTATCTGTTCAAGTATGCCGGTAGTGTCTAGCGTGTCAAGCGTAAGGTTTAACGTAGCGTCATTGCCGTCAAACGATAGCGTACCGTTGGGGACGATAATAGTGTCCGCGGTATCGCTTGGCGTGCCGTCCACTTCTTTAACTGTCAGAGACCCACCGCTGGTGATTGTGGCGGTGTTGCCGTTAATGGTCACCGTGCCGTTACTAAACACCAGCTTGTTGGCCAAGCCTGTCGGCGCACCATCAACCTCCTCGATGGTGATGCTGTTGGATGGTGACAGCGTATAGCTGACGGCAGTGCCTACGCGCTGGATGCGTACGTCGTATGTCTGCTCTAAAACATACACGCGTTGTTCGGGGTCGAACTGTACGTCAGAGGTATCAAAGTCAACAGACTGCACTTGTACGCTGTTGATGGTACCGCTCTGCCTGTCGAGTGCATCGCGCACAGCGATACCCAAAGACATAGCCTGCGTGTAGTCATCGGAGACGCAGTACAGTTCGACACGCGAGGTGTCCAGCTTTGACGTGGCGTTCTTTGTTCCGCTTGGCGTGGTGTCCGTTACGGTGTAGACAATGAACGGCGTGTCAACGTCCTGCTGTGCCAGCTCCGGGTAGATGCGGTCTGCGCAGATAGCACCTACGTCGGCGCTGTCTTTCAATAGCTTATATATCGCTTTGCCTGTTTCCATTAGAGTTTAAATTGTTCAAACACCTTGCGGTACTTGATAATCATCAGCCGTTCCATAGCCGGACGCAAGCGAGCCAGTGCCGGCGCAATCTTGTTATAGTTGCGGCTGTTAATCGACTTGTTGCGGCCTCCGATGTGGCCGTCATCTACAATGCCCGCGAACCAACCGTCATTGCGTTCTGCTCCACCTTTACGCGGTCCAACAAATACATTGATTCGGCTGCCGCGACTGTTGCGAACACCAATGGACCGCCGCAGTGTGCCGCTAGGTACTGTCAATCTCACCTTGCCTTCGCCTGGTCTTGCTCGACCTGGTCCGGGTGTTCCTTCGTAAACTTTAAAGTCTTTACCACTGCGCGGAATCTGTGGCTTGATTTTGCGTGATGCCATGCGTCCAATCTCGCGGTTGCTTTTTCTAAGCTCTTGCGACATCACCTTGGGAAACTCCCCAATCCGGCCGACTTGCTTTATCAGCTCGTCTAAGCCTTCAACCTTCATTTCATCTGCCATCGGTTCCCGTCTCTTTGCAGAAGATGCGCAACCCATCGCGGCGGCCTATCTCCTCGAATCCTAAAATCTCATAGTCACGAGACTCGAATACTATTGTATCGTCTTGCGAAATACTCAGGCCGCTCACGTCGTCGGTGGGGTTGGGATGCCGCACCACAAACGTCAGACTGCGCTGCGGGAATATCTGGTAAGCCTTCATGCTCTCGCTTGCACTGCCAGCGTAAACAACCTCCGCCCACATATTCGTGTCGACAGTAGCCGATACCGTCGGCTGGCCGAAGTCGTCTTGTGTCAGCGTCTCCGCGCGGTGCGTGATATACCTATCTCGTCGTCCTGCGTTCTTCATGGCTGGTAGATGATGCGGAACGGATTGAGTAACGCGTCGAGTCCGAACTTAAGGCGCGTAGTGATAGTACCGGTGATTTCCTCTTGCCGGTTCTCGTACATGTGCGCTACCAGCAAGCGGATAGCCTGAAGCACTGGGGCCGGCATGGTACTGTATCCAGCAGTAAACGAAACCACCACCGGAGTAAGTGCATATTCGTAGACGTTCGGATAGTCACGGAACGCAATGCGCGCCGGCTGGCTGATGGTGTCGGTAAACCAGTTGCCTGCTACCAATGTTGTGAGGTCGGTTGTGTAATCGGTGTCTGCTGTCGTCTGATACTTTACTTCATCCACTTCCGTCACAGGTCCGATAGGAATGTATGAGTTGTAGAAGCCTGGTAAGTACCCGCGTGCGGTGTAGCTGCCCAGCTTAATGTTGCAGTGCTCTTCTACCCAGCTGATGGCTGCGGAGCGAAGCGCACTGATAAGAGTGTCCTCTGCTGTATGTGTGACGCGCATGTGTGCCTTTAGATCAGCCACCGTGATAATAGTGTCTTGATCTACTGCCGCGCCGGTGATGTCTACTTGCATGCCATAAAAATAAGAAAGGCCGACGCAGTGCCGGCCTTTCTCTTTTGTATGTCAACCAGCTATTAAGCTGCGTTGTCGTGGAACGTGTAAGCTGCACCGGCGTGGAGGACAGCTGAGTCGGCGTAACGATGTATGCTGATTCTTACCTCATGGCTCAGGTCCAAAACGTACGGATTAACATTGATGTCGAGCCCCCCAAATAGTCCTAGTACGGCAGCTTGGTTGGGGTCCATCATAATCAACGTGCCTTCCGCTGGTACACCATTGGCTGGCAACAGGTCGGTGACGTAGTATGGGTAACCCATAGCTGAGAAATTGCCAGCGCTGGCGCGGTTGATTGTTGCGTCAACGCTGCTCACGATAGCCTCACCAGCAATCAAATTGTGTGCGGTAGCGTTTGCGATGACCTTGACTTTACTCAAGTCAACACCAGCAGCAATCAAAACACCTTCACCAACCAACATAGCTGCCGTGCTTACGGCTGCAGCGCTGTCACCGTCACCGGCTCCGATGATGGTGTCGAACACAGCCTTGTCAATCTGACGGTTGAGCTGCGTGACCATGTCCTGCGTGATGAGGTTCTCAACAGCGGGACCGCCTTGAAGCATCAACTGCTCGGTCACGGTAACAAAAGCACCGTAGCGAGTAGGAGTCAGAGAGCGTGCACCGATGGTGCTGGCTGCGCTGGATACGTCTACGCCTTCTGCAGCTGATGCAATAGTAGCAGCAGCCGTTACGATTGGCACGTTGACGTTGGAAGTCAAGCCATTCAACACACGTCCGCCCATAGCTTCGAACTGAGTAGGAGCGGCCAAGGCAGCAATCCCGTCAGTAACTTGTGTACCAACAAAGCCAGGAGCGTTGGCCAAACCAGAACCGGCACCGAAATCACCAGCGTCACCCAAAGCACGCATGGCAGAAGCGGGAATACTGAGCTGACCTTTCAAGGTCACGTTAGATCCGCGCACCTCG